GGAATGGGAACCCGGATTGGATACGGCTTCCTTATATAAGGTCGTCGATAAGGAACATACCGGCACTATAGAAGACCCTATCCCGTATTTCCCTCCAATGGAGATATTCAAGGATAAGTATTACATCCAGAACGCTGATGTATATAAGTGTACTAGGGATAGCGGAACTCCTCTTAGCCATAATCTAGAGGACTTGATAGGTCAGTACGTGGAACGGGCGTAGTCGTAGTGCGATCTACCCCCCCCCTATATTTGGCTTGTGATATGATACAAGTTATTTTTGGCATAATAAAAGGACATTTATAAATAAATACAAGTATGGCTTCACAAAAATTTGGTTTCGTAACCATCGATCCGGTATCAGGATCAGGTAATATGGCTGTTAACATATCTGGTGATAAATACACGGGTCGTGTTCAGCGTACATTAAATTTCACCGCCACGACTAACGGTGGAGTATCTAAGGCATTGGTCGTTAATCAGGAGGCGGCTGTAGAGACTGTTGCCGTTGATAGCCCCGCCGCTTCTGTTCCAAAGACAGGTGGTACGGTAACTATCACAGGTAAATCCAACAGTACCAAACTTACGTTTACGGCTACTCCCGCCGAGGAGAATGGCCTGACTTTGACATTGCCAGATAATTATACGGCCGCTGGTAAGTCAACCGCCAATGGCGCTGTCATAGCCGATGACCCCGGAGCTACCGGCGAGTTCGTATGGAGTATTTCTATCGCCAATGTTCCGGCCAACGTCACTGTAGAGGAATTGGTAGCCAACTTGACCGTGACGGCTAATGGCGGTCAGAACGCTCAGGTAACTATCACTCAGGCAGCTGGAGACTCTATGTTAGAGCTTGACAAGGAGGTTATTAATCTGGATGTTAACGGTACGGCTCAGACAGTTAACGTAACTGCTAATGACTTATGGACTTGGGCGCAAGCAGCAGCTAAGACAGCCTTAAGGATGATGAAACGATAATAGGTTAGGAAATAATGGTATCGAACCCCAATTGGATAAATCCGGTTGGGGTTTATTTGTTTTGCTATCTTTGCAATAGAACAAAAATAATATAGGTATGGATAATGATTTGAATATTAATTGGAAGGACGGGGTAGGCGAGGTAACGGACCAGCCTCTGACCGTCAGCCCGGGGTCCGGGGTCGGGGACGCCTCCGTTTCCTTTGGCTCGGTGATGAACAACGGTCTTGACCGGACTCTTGAGCTGGAGATAACAACTCCAAAAGGTACTAAGAAGACGCTTACCGTGAATCAGGAGGGATGCCGGCAGGCTTATATCACGAGCGACGGCAAACGGTGGCTGACTAGCGACAATCGGGTGTATGGGGTACTCAAGAGCGACGCCCCGTGCGAGTGTCTTGAGGTTACGCCGAATGTGATAGGTTTTAAGATAGATGACGCCAACTCCGATCCGGTGATAGAGTCTTGCGGCGACAGCTCGTGGATCAAAGGAAGAAGGTGCTTGGTGAAGAAAACGGATACAGGGGTCGCCATATGTTATCTTGATGAGAATAACTCCGAGCTGTTCCATGACGGCTTGACCCCGGCATCTCTAGACGGAAGTATGGGTCAGTGGATGACTGATATACCAAGTTATAGATACAGTCATAAGGGAGGCGAGTATGATGTTAGCAATATTCAAAATCTTGTTCATGAGATTACATTAACTCATAATGATTCTGATGATAATATCACTGAGTGGGGGAATGCTGGGTTGTTTAGGAGATGTCTTGTTGGAGTAACTAAGGCTATAAATATTGATGGAAAGTTGTGGTCTAAAAAGGGAGTTAGATCTACTGGAAATTTAACTCCTGTAGTATTTCATGATTATGCTATCGCATTGGGAGATGGATTTGATATTATTGATTATGAAACCCATTGTAAAATAGCTCATTTATTCTATGCTAAATATGCTAATAGAAACTCACAGAAAATGAGTCAGTTTGGATATGGATCAACATCATATCCTAGAGTTAGCGGTACCACATCTTCACTAGGTAATAATGATGGAAAGACTTCTACTCAAATTAGTTTTTTAGGTATAGAAGATTTTTATGGAAATATGAGCGAATGGGTGGGTGGAATACATTCTAATAATTCTGTTTATTATATTTATGATGGATTTGAGATAAATACAGTCCCTACTTCCGGTTATCGTACAATAGATATAGGTGGATCAAGTAGATATGGATATATAAATAAAGTATACTGGGGAGAGCATGGGGACATGATTCCTATAGAAATAGGAGCCTCCCCTACTACGAATTATTGTGATTATAGCTGGATAGCTAGAAAAAATTGGAATATAGCTTGTCGATCTTCTAGTGGAGGTGGAGACAATGGGGGAGTTGCTTTTTTTGATAGTAGTTATAGTAATAATATGAGCGAGTCTAGCTGTGGTTCTCGTATTCAATACCGTGGCCCTATACAGGTCATAGAGGATCCCGCCGAGTTTATAGCCATGCCAGACGGATTTATCCCCCCCCAGTCCGACTAATTATTTTGTGTTATATGATTATAGCGATGATAGTCCCACGGGACTAAATAAGACCTTTACGGTTAAAAAACCGTATAACGGGTATGCTCATATAGATGTGGAGGAGTTTATTTATGAGTTCGGCTGGCATGTGGAGAGCAATGGCGATGGGTATAATATACCTGGTGTCGGAGGTATGGATAATCCCATGATGCCAGGCATAGCGTCGGGTATGGTTATAAGGGGACAAAGCGGTGGACATTACGCCGTAAATGATGGATTTACCTTATATCTTGATTCTTCGAGCGGTTCTGCCAAGTTGTTTATAGGGGCGTTCTCTTATAATAGCAACGAGTATCAGCCGGTAAGCATAGGATTGCCGGGTACCGATGGGACCATAAAGGTGTCATTCAAGAAAACATCGAAGATGTCAGGTACGCTTAAGGTATATGTTAATGACGTTGAGAAAAACGTATTGTTTATGCCGTATTCCGGTGACGGGTATGAGGATCTGGCCGGGTTGACGGATAATCAGGTCACTATACTCGGCACTGATAAAAGGCATTTCACGTCATTCAAGCACTCTGTCAAGACCTATGAGGAACATATTCCTATTAATTAATGGCCAAATGATATTGTTTTTACGAATTTTGTAATTACATTTGTGGCGCATGTCCATCACCATGCTTTTCGTCGCTAATTTATATAATGGGATATGTATCTGTGATGGGATATGTATCCCATATTTTTATGTATATGGATATAAGAAAACACATTAATCTGATCAAGAATCATGGTTATGAAGGTAAAATCGGCATGATCAAAAAAGACGCTCATGGTATTGTTATGTTAGCTGCTAAGGCTGGAGATGTCGTTCTCTATAGACCTTATAAGGAGGATGAGGATGATTGTGAAGAAAATACTACAAAGTATTGTAGTATCGAGACTCCTTTATCAGAGGAGCAGATTCAGGAGAATAGGCGTAACGGATGTGGGTTGAAAACCATAGGAGTATGCGTGAATGTCCCTATTTCTATTATTGAGGAAATTGTAATTGATTGAAAAAATGGAAGAGCTAAATGTTTTCGATGTTCAGATTCCTGATGGGAGACAAATCAGTTGTATATCGTATAATAAGGTTACTTATTTTGATCTTGACGATATATGTAAGTTATGTTTCAGTTCATATGATTTGCATGATGTGGCTGATACCAAGGTTATGAGTGAGTTTATTCACCGTGAGGGTGGTCGTTATTGGACTACGATAGATGGCGTAAGGCAGTTGTATCGTAGGATTGAGTGTAAGATGTGTTTTGAGGTTATAGAAAAATTAAGAGTGTTATGATATATTCTTTAAATGTGGAGGCATTCAAATTCCATTCATATGATATTGTGAATATTAATAAGGCTATAGAACGTTTTGGTATATCTGTTACAGAAAGAAATGGATATTATTCCGTGGAGCGTGATAATACGCACATAATTATTAATGATGGGGATTTTATAGTCGTATTCCCTTCCGCTGAGATATCCAGCTCTTCCGGATTGCCTGTTTATGAGTTTAAGGCATACACGAATGATCGTTTTATAAGACTTATGGAGATGAATAGTCAACTCAAGGAATTAGCTGACAAGGTGTTTTAGCGGGAAATTCAAGGAAGATTAAAAATAGGTCAGCCCGTCTAGTTATGATCTAGGCGGGCTTTTTGTATCTTTGTCAAAAACATGAAGTTATGTCGAGTTGCGTAATTAAAAGGAATAAGGAGGGTAAGATAACCCGTGTCTTGACCCCTTCCGGCGAGGTATCCACCTTGTTCGATAAGATAGCGGGTATAGCCGCCGTAAGTGATCTTGATAAGGCGGCTGAGGCTTATATGACTATTTATAACGACAAGTTCAGGTCCAAGTTCGGTGATTGGGCTAGATCCGTTCCAAGGAATAAGGAGGCGGCCAGATCCATAAGCGCCAGACTTAGCGCCAGCGAGTGGGGGCAACTTATGTCAGCCAAGGTCCTGTCCGTCATAAGCGATATGGATGCCCCGGCGTTGGCCAGAAGCCTTGGGAATAGCGACAATGTCGTGGCTTATCTTACCTCCGGAGAGGTAGGTGATGTCAATGATATGGCTGTGGTAGATAAATCCACGGTACAGGAGGTGGATCTGGATTCCATAAACGAGGATAATATTGGCGATACGATACTGAAAGAGGCGTCATGGGATGATATAAGGGCTATCAGGGAGAATATAGATATTAAGGAAACGGCCCGTATGTTATGGAAGGCGGTTGAAAGCGCTTTTACCGGGCAACGGCCTAATATTAGGGTGAAGGGCGGAAATATAGATGGGGAGATCATATTCTCCGGCAATGTCTTGCCGTTAAATGATATTGAAAATTATACGCCTCCATCTTCAAGATTGGTATATGATTCCGGTGAACCTCGCCTGTTCTTTAGATCGGATGACGGCAAGATACATGAGACCTACGCCAATGCCATAAAAGGCTCGTCCGGAGGGCGGGTCGAGGCCGGGTTCTTGGCCGGCAGTGTCGAGGAGAGCGACGTCCCCACCGGAACCACCGACATCTCCTTTGGCTCTTCCTCCATAACCCTTAATAACAGCGAGTCGTTCATCCCTGTTCTTGGTATCAGTTCAGACTCTAATATAAGCACTCGTGGAGGGTTTGTCAATTACCTTATCAAGAAAGGTTTGTTGAGCGGGGAGCGTATAAGATTAGGGGATAGGTATTATCTTACCGGAGCCGGGGACTCTGACGGTCTTAAGATCTATAACGCTATGGACGCCTTATCTAGGTTAAAGAACAGGTTTGGAAGTCAGTCCTCGGGAATGAACGTATTAGGCTCCATTGGCTTTGATACGGAGGTAAGCAACGACCTTGATCTTATCACGACATCAGGGGAGAAGGTTAAGGTAAGCAGATCGGAGATCAAGGGAATGTTAAGGCAAGGTAAGTTTGAGGAGCTTAATAACAAATATGATGGGTTCATGGAGCTAGCCTTGTCGTTGATGATGGAGGATAATGCCTTGTACGGAAGTAATGTCCGTGGGGTTATTGAGAACGAGAAGGCGGAGGATCTTCAGAACAGGACTGACATCACCAACATCTTGTCCACGTTAGGTATCCGGGTGATGGGTATGTCTGAGTATATGGATAAGTATAAGATGCGTAATGGTGTAGAGCCTTCGGCTAGGGCATTGTCCGATATGGCCAATGGGGTTATCGCTTTGGCTGAGGGAGCTACGGTAGAGGATCTTAATGAGGAGGTAGCTCATTTCTTGATCGATACTTACCGTAATCAACAGGAGATTGACGAGGTTCTGGATTCTGTTGTCGGCACGCCATTGTGGAACCAGTTCGCGGGCCGTTACTATGAGGTGTATGGGAAGGAATACCAAGGGGAGGAACTGGATCGGATGGTAAAGCGGGAGATCCTAGGCAAGACATTGGGCCAGCGGTTCGTCCCGGGCATGGAGCAGGCGGTGGAGGATCTGGCCTCGTCCGAGGACTCCCAGCTCTCCTTGTTTGGCAGGATAATCCGGGCTATAAGGAATTTCTTCTCTACTCAAAGATCAGACTTGAATAAGGTTCTTGATAGGATAAAGGAGTCGGCGTTAGCTGATGATCCAAGCGCATTTGACGTGCTTCTGCTAAAGGATAGCGACCATCTCATGTACTCATTATCGGATGTTGACGTGGCCAATAAGTTGATCAAGAACGGGAGATCATTGGAAAGGCTATACACTAGGTTGCAGAGGATGAGGTCAAGCCAAAGCCAGAGGATCGGCGAAAGTATCACCCTCCTTCGTGATATAGGTGAGAAGGTGAGACAAGTCGGGGGTGAGCTAAATAAGAATAACAACCTATTATCCACCAAGAGCGTCATAGCGACCGCCAAGGCTGAGGTGGAGTATTTGGTCACTGTCGCCAGTAGCCTACGTAAGAGCGGAAAAGGATTGGATTATGAGACGATACAGGTTATCGATAACGTATATGGGGAGATAGTTCCTCTGATCAGGAACCTTCGTGGATTCGTCAATAATCAGGCTGCTGATTATTATGGCAGCAATAAGGTTGGCATGGTAGAGGATATGGATGATATATTACGTATGGCTGAGACATCCATGTCCGATATAAACGCCCTTCGTAGCGATCGTAACGAGGATTGGCTGGATGGACAGCTTCGGATGTTTAATATCCCTGAAAGGTATTGGAATGGGATAAAGAAGTTGGTGAATAACATCCATAAGGATATCAATGTCATGTCCCGGTTCTTTGGCACGTTGGAGCATAGCGGCAACGCTATCTTAGGCATGTTAGGCCAGCGTCTCGCCAAAGCCCATAGTGACGCTCATACGGAGGGTGTGTCTAATATCAATAAGATGACTAAGATGATGAAAGAGCGTGGATGGGGGATAAAGGATAATGAGGATCTTATACAGAAGATAAATGGCAAGAACTCCGATTACCTTGACTCGTCCCGTGATTTCGCCAAATACGATTTACTATACAGGACCGAGCAGGCTAAGGCTATTATCGATATATATGATCTTAAGAATGTTATGGGTAAGACCGAGAAACAGCTTATCGATCTTCTTCTATCCGATAGAGGCCTTAAGGTGAAGACCCGTGACGACATAGTAGGATATGACGGGGATAAGCCTATTACGAAGGAGGTATATCATGTATTCAAACCTACCATCCAGAATTTCGATATCTCGGACATGACGTTCGAGGATCAGCAACGATATCTCGACGCGATAAATAGGTGGTTGGATGAGAATCGTGAGAAACCTATGGTACAAGCTTATTACGATAAGATCGAGAAAGTTAATAAGAAGGTCGAGGAAAGGCTGGGGCGTAGAGTATCACAGGCCACGTCCGATTTCATGACCCGTATCCGCAGGAGCAGGTATGTGGCTATGGATAAGTTTACCAAGAACGGGAAGGTGGATTGGGATGCGTTCCGGTCCGATCCTATAGCTTGGAGGTCTTATCTGGATATCTTACGTGATAGGGCCATAGCCAAGAGCGAGTGGTATTCTGACGGTACGCCAAAGGAAGAGGGATCCGAGGCTCTGATGATGTCCGAGGAGATCAAGGCATGGGACGAGGCATGGGCCGAGGAGTTCGGGAATACCAACGAGGGTCGTAAGGCTTCCGCCGAGTTCAAGGAGATACTTCGTGGGATAGAGCGGTCCGAGGGCGGTAAGGCGGCGTTCGAGTTCCTGCTAGCCGGTGGTCATCTTGGCTTCTCCAAGGACATGTGGGGATCCGAGGAGGGCGATTATTACGAGAATCTGGTTGATAAGATCACGGAGCAATCTGTATCATCATCAAGGATAGAGAAGGTAGAGGATGCGATGGCAACAATAAATGAGATCAACGATCAGTTAAGACCTTTGCTTATCCAGTACCGGGATAGCACGAGATACGGGGAATATGATTTTGATAGGTTACGTGGGTCTGCCTCGTTAAGGAAGATAAACGAGTTATATGATCGTCTGGCAGAAGCTAAGAGCGTTATTAATGCCGCCGCTTCCGCTGAGGCTATTGAGATGGATATGCCTGATACGGTGGAGAGTGGTGTCACTGATTCCTACCGTAACGCTTTAAGGGACGCCATGGCATACGACAATGGTATGGATGAGCTTAAATTCGCCAAGGAGCATATGTCCGCCCGCTCCCGGAGTCAGGTGGATAGGATGGCCGCTAAGCTATCTAGGAAGAACCCGTCATGGACGGCCGTGGAGGTATCGTTCTTGAGAAAGAAATACGGTCCTGACTTCAATAATAAGCTGGCTAACGACATAGCTATGGGTAAGGCTAATGAGGTTCTTGTTGAGTACGCCAGAACCCGGCTGTATCCTTATATGAGGAAATACTCTCCCAAGGGATATTCTGATTTCATTAGGAAGATAAACAACGGTACGTATAAGGTATCCGAGTTCTTTGATGTCATAGAAAATGGTATATCAAAAGAAGAAAGCGTATCCCGTTTCGGTTTCGATATTAATATGATTGACTTGTCGATCAATAACCAATGGTTAGATGAGGCCGATTTCGAGAGTTCCTTCCGGAATCCTAATTATAATCCCGATTTAGGTTATGGATATCATACGCCTAGATTTGATAAGTACAAAAACGAGGCTTTCTTCAAAAAATACGGTATTACCAAAGAGGGGGAGGAAGCCACGATCAATAAGGATAAGTGGGAGATGAGGAAGGAGCTGCTTGACATAAGTCGTAAGGCCATGGAGGATTATGATGAGCGTTTCAGGAATATCTACCAGATACCACAGATATCCAAGGGCGGAGTGGAGAGGATGGTGCAGGCCGGGGTTGACCCTAAGGCGGCCATCGGGAACGCCGTACGTGACATCGTTGGCGAGAGAGTTGATGATCCCATACATGGTCAAGGACAAGACCTAGGAGGGCTTGATGAGAACGATAACAAGTATCGCATGATTCCCAAGTACTATCTGAGTAAACTAGAGAATGCCGATGACGTATCCCATGATTTCGCATACTCCTATTCCATGTTATCCTTGCAGGCTACCGCTTACAAGTATAAGAGGGCGGCCTTGGATGATGTCATGGGATACAGGAATATGATGCTGGAGACGCAATACGACGGCGGTAAGAATCCAGAGGCAACGCATGCCTATAGGATGTTTCAAGATTGGGTTAACGCCAGTATCTATGATGTCAGGATAAATAACAAACGTATAGAATGGAACGTAGGAAGCTATAAGGTGGACCTTAATAAGCTAGCTCTTATGTTTACTAAGTTCGTATCCAAATCCAACTTAGGCTTCTCCCCGTTCGTCGCGGCTACCGGCGCCCTTACCGGGCAGGCCAACTTCCTTTTGGAGGGTATGGTGGGGCAGTATATAAGCAAGGATTCCATGAAATACGCCTATGGGGAAGCCCAGAAGCAGTTGAGTACGTACGTGTCTGAGATCGGGGACATAAACCGTACCAACAAGCTATATGTCGTTGGAGAGGCCCTAGGTGTGTTTAATGTCCGCAACCGTGTACGATCGGCGGCGTACAACAAGATCTGGAGAACCTTATTCCGGGATCTGCCGTTTAAGATGATGGAGGTTCTTAACTCCCCGTTGGATCCGCAGGTTATTATCTCGGTCATGGATGATACCCGCCTATACGAGGGTCAGTTCTGGTCATACTCCAATTTCAAGGAGATGATGATGAAGGACAGGGATATGTCCGCTAACGAGGCTAAACGTGATTGGGAGCGTTTAAGGGATTATTCCATGTGGAACTTAGTAAATGTCAAGGACGGGAAGATCGTGGCTAAAAACGAGGCTAATAAGGATATTATAGACCGATACATACCTACATTGTCCAGCAGAGTCAGGAGTATGGTGCAGATATGCGACGGCGCCCTTAACGAACAGAACCGGGTGGGGGCTAGCCGGAACGCTATCCTTAACATGGTGCTCCCTCATCGTGGATGGTTTATACTTGCCATTCAACGGGCATACAAAAAAGCCGGGTTTAACTTCCAGACCAACCAGTTCGAGGAGGGATATATGAGAACGTTATGGAGATTTGCCGGGGATATTTATAATATGATGTCAGAAGGCAGGATGAGGGAAATACATGACGTGCTGAAAGAATATCATAGTCTTAATCCTTATGAGCAGACCAACATCAAGCGATCGCTTGTTAATATGGCGGTATTCGCTACCATGATAGCCATAGGACGGGCGTTGATGGGATACAGGGAGGATAATGAGGATAGTTGGTTCGGGCAGTTCATTACCTATATAGGATTCAGGACGATCAACGAGATCGCTTCCCAGACATCCCCGTTCATGGAGCTTAACGCTATAGATATGTTACAAGACCCGCTGGTCACGGCCCGGAAGCTAGGTGATCTCACCGATCCTCGAAACTGGGATCCGTTCGCTACCGTCCAGACCGGCGTGTATAAGGGCGAGAGCAAGCTATGGAGGCAGCTCATGAAGTTCTCGTTTGGTAAGCAATGGTATAATATCAAGACGGCTAGGGATATTAAGCAGACATCCGACTACTGGCTGATGACCAACGGCATGACGATGGGATTCTTCTTAGGAGGTAGGGATAAGGACGAGTCTGGGGAGGACGCTAATTGGTACTTTGACAGGGGAAGATAACTGCTGATATAGCGTGATAAAAAAAATAGCCAGTCAATTGTTTAAGACAATTTGATTGGCTATATTTGCATTATGAAACAATGAATGACGGGATCTCACTTCAAGGTCATTCAATGTGTAAGATATTTTTGGCTCATTAGGATTTGTCGAGGTGAGATCCGACATTTCCTTTTGAGCCTATTTTTTATATTATGTGTAATATTGTTTTAAATGACAATTTGTCTATTAGATTGTATTTCGAGAAGGTTCTTGAGTTAGTTAAATCCGGAGAAGATTTTCCAGTTAATTTAGATGATGTTTGGCCTTTGATATATTCTGATAAGGGCAAGGCTGTTAGAGTGCTTACTGGTGATAATGGATTTATTAAAGATATTGATTATAAAGTTTTTACCCAAAATGGCAAAAACCCAGTTGGTGGGAGACCTACGATTGTGTATATGATTTCTGTGTCTTGTATGGAATATTTAATAGCAAGAAAAGAAAGAATGGTATTTGATGTATATAGGAGTGTGTTTCATGGTGCGGCAAATGCTTTTAATAAGATGGAAGAATCCGTGGAGAAGAATCTTCCACATAATTATATAGAAGCATTAGAGGCGTTGTTAGCATCCGAGAAAGAGAAGCAGGCGCTAGCCGAGGCTAAGAAAGCGGTAGAGGATGCTAAGATGATATCTGATAACATTATCAAGGAACAGGCTCCTAAGGTAGATAACTTCATTTTTTTATTTTACGGTTCTTAGACGATGAGGTATTCTGCCTAATGATATTTCATCCCCATATTATTGATTTGTTTAATTTACGAGCCTCTGATAAGGCTCGTGTTAGTATATCCTTTTTTCTTATAATCTCCTTATATCTTTTGATATTCATTTTTATTATCTTCATAATAAGTTCTTTTGCCTTAATAGCAACAACATCTTATCCAAATCAACATATCCTTTATCCGTGAGCGGGGTGCCGATATTCCTGTCATCTATATAATAATCACAATACAATTTTGGTGATGATGATACTGGTTCCGGATTATAATTTACTGAGTACAGATTAATATGGTTATCCTTGAACCAATCCACGGCATCCTGCAGACATCTACCATCTCTTACCGTATACAATATCAGTAGATTCCTTTCGCCCAATTTCCTCAATACGCTAGCGGCTCCGATATTGTCTCCTACATAAGGGAATAAGTCTACTACGCACGTCCCATCAAAATCTATCCCTATTATTTTCTTCATATTATATATCTTGTAATAAATACTCTTCTATTTTCTTAGCCATATCAATAAGCATCTCACATCTAAGGTTATTAAACTCCTTACAAAACCTCATGTCTTCCTCATGCTTTTCCTCAGGCGATCTGTTATCAATTACGCTGTAGCATGGTGACGAATACACGGGGATAGGTCTCATGGCCTCTATAGCCAATTTAATGGCCTTTTCACTGATCTCGCTCATATAATCCTCTTTTTGCACCCATATAATACCACTGTTAAAGCAATTTGGGTTTTCTAACTTGCAATTTCCATTGTCATAAAAACAACATCCTGTACAACATTCTTTCTCTATCTCTGAGATAGCCATGAATCTCTTCTCTTCATATATCATGGTATCTCCTTTTTTTATCTTATTCCTCTTTGTATTCATCTTATCAAATTTTTGTATCCTACTTTCTTTAACTGCTCTTCGGTAGCTTTCTTCTTCGGGAACTTCCCGTGCCATTTCCCGGGCACCACGACATCACGGCCGTCGGGGCTGGTAGCCAGCCTCCCGCATTCGCTGCACATCCCCATGCCCTTGTACGGCTGTAGTTCCTTGGCATAGTCGAATTTATCCACCATATACTCGTTTGTCAACATCCAGTAACTAGACGTGGCGGTATTGTCTACGCAACCGCATTTAGCGCATACAAACAGGCTCATGTTCTACCTTAATTTTTCTTTTATATGTTTAGATATATCAATTATCTCATCTTTTATATTGCAGTCATCTTTTAATAATGAACCAAATATACATGATATGGCGCCCTTTAGACCTAGCGCTATCCCTATCTCCAATATTTTTTTATCGGTATTAGAGATGCCTATAGGTTCATATAATATTGATGATATTCTGTTAATTACATGTATCACATCATTTTCATTCATTGATGTAGATTTATCGACAATAGCTATAAAATCTTTTATAATCATAATATAAGCTATTTTTATTTCTTTTATCGTATCATCGCTTAGATGTCTATCTCTTATATGCCTTTCAACATACTTGTTTGCTAGATTCTCTATTTTGTTTGATTTGTCCATTTGTACTATCAATTATTTAGTTAATAATAGATCATAGTCCTCTTCATCTATACTCCCATTATTGTTGACATATATAATGAAATCATTTAAAAGCACGGACTTATCCTTGGATAAGGCTTTTATAATAAGCTCTCCATCATCTTTCAACATCACATGCACAGTATCCCAGATAACATATTTTTGACATTCTTTCTCAATCCTTTTGATTATATTGAGCATCTTCTCATATACTTCCTTATGCCTTTTGATCATTTCATCTAGCTCAGTCGTATCATTTTCCCGTATAGCTGTGAATATATACTCTTTGTTACAATCCCAGCATTTTATCAGTCTTTCTGATCCGCACGCCTTATCCTCGTAGAAGAAGCAACCCTTACATGGCTCATTATGGTCGTAGCTTAATACTACAAGCAGCTCCACACCATTCTTGTATATCACGTCTCCTTGTTTCATCTTGTCTATTTTATTAATCTCATTATCAATATAGTAAAGTTGGATATTATCCATACTATAGATATCCAGAACGTTGTACTTAACATAAGACCTATATTCTTAGGTATAGGATCTACTCTCCTGAATGTAAGGATCATGAATACAAATGTCTTGAAGTTCATAATTTACGATATTTTTCTATATAGTTAACTATTAGATCCTTGACACCTTTAGGGACATTAATTAGCTTAAGGTTACCTTGGAATATATCCTTACCGTACTCGTCCATGATCACCCCGAATGAAGGATTCATGATTCTTGTCGATATACATATCGGTTGGTCGGTATCGAATCTGATAACGGCTACCTTCTTCTCGTTTATCGCCTTCTTTAGGGCTATATAAAGCTTATGACCTTTAACAATGTCACAATTACCTTTCATGATCTTAGACATATATATGATATGCTCTTTCTTCACATTGCTGAGATTGTCCATCAGTTTAAGATCTCCGCCAACGGATTTCCATTTTTTGAAGCAAGATATGCATAGACAATAACTGGACTTGGCGTTCCTCGGCATCATCCTGCTGCCGCCAGCTGGAACCGTATCGCCACAGCAGACACACGTCCGGTCTTTGTTGGTGCGTACCGGACCATAACTGTTTATTGGGTATTCTTTTTCTTTAAGCATCTTTTTCTGTTTTCAAAATTATCATCACCACACTCATAATTAGGACAAGCTTTAGGTGATTATATACTAGTTTATACCAATATAATTTGACGCTTCACAGCCCCGACCATTGCCAGCGACTCCACGTCCCCTACCCGGTTCACCACCGGTGACGTATTTTATTGGGTTAGAAGATTTTGTTTTTCTAACCCAAATTTCTTTATATTCCTAGCTGCCAGTAAATCCCTTATAGCTTCTGACGTAAGACCGGTTATATCTTGTATATCTTTTAAATTACCCATGATTTAATCAATTAAATGCCAACCATCCACCTGCAAATCCCATCCCAAAAACGAATAAGATTATAGATGTAAATAATATCCAATCTTTTGCGCTTAGCTCATTATTATCTCTCTTTATTTTCTCAAGATAATCATATATAGCTGTATAGACAGCATGGTGAATATTCTCGTCTCTAGCCCTTACGATATTATCATATTCGTTATATCCTAGATTATGGGTAGCGCTTTCGATCCTCATATTCCCCGTAACTTTTTTGTTTACATCAAAATCGAAACTAAATACCATATCAGTGGTTAGAGCGTTTGCGATTCTGCTTTTTATCTCATCATCACCGATATTAGCATCGTGCACTAATCGCTCATAGTCTTTATCGTCAAGAATTATCTGTTTTTTAATGTTCATATCCCTAATATTTCTGCTACATAAACAAATCCATAACATATATAATTATCAGCGTCATGCCCCCCATAATCAACATGCCAAATAACAGCGCATGGGAAATAGAGTGGCATATCCTCAGCCATAGGATCCTCTTTGAGGTCATCAATGTTTATCCTCTCCCTCCACCTCCACAGGTCTTGGATGTCGTTCAAAATTAATTTCTCCATAACTATGACGGATATTAGATGTTAGTAATTCTATAGCCAAGCCGATCATTGCTCCCGCTTCCGTAAGTTTATTCATTTGGGCGTACATCCTGTGTTCTTCGCTACGATAAGTCTCCCTGCTGCTTATGGTATCTAGCAAATTATCTACAGCGTTTCTAAGAAGATCGGTTACTCCTCTTTCTCCTATACCTTTAAAATAATAAATATCATGACCGGCATAAACCATGTCCTGATATCTTTTGGCTATGTATTCCATTCCGGATAGATGATATTTCTCATTGTCTATCTCCACTTCCCCTTTCTCTATAGCCCTCAATAGCTCCCAATTTATCGTTACATAAGTTTCACGATTTTTTACCTTTACATAGGTATATCCGCCATAATGAGAACCCAGCGTCCTCATCGTTAGCTCATTGACTTTTTGTTTGTTTTCATCCATAATAATCTGATTTTTAATAACGATACAAATTTACGATTTAAACAAAAAT